GGAACAGACTCTGCAAAGAGTTGCAGATAGTAGATTAGCCGATCTTGGCTTTACAGCAGTTAAGTATCTTAACTCAGATGTTGTCTATGACAGCAACTGTGCTGCAAGCAGAATGTACTTCCTCAATACAAATTACTTGAGGTTGGAAACTGCCGCAGGAAGAGACTTTGTTCCTGGTGAAGCTAAGGAATCAATCAACCAAGATGCCACTGTTAAATTAGCAGCTTAATATAGCAATATATTTCGAAAAACTCTTTGAATTCAGAGAAAGTCTTACTGAGATAACTCTGAGCCAAGCCCATTATTGGGAAGGTGCAACGATCATCCAAGGAATTGGAGTAGGGTCAAGTGACCTGAAGCGGAGAGCATCCCACAGGGATGATGATATGATCTGATCTGCATAGCAATATGCAGCAGCCGTAAGGCGGTCTAAGACTAACGATCTTAGGTGAACATGAATGAGTGCCAATGTTTTGGTCAGGTAATTTAACCTGCTCAAACAGAGCGTTACAAGGCGTTTTACATACATAGGAGGGTAGAATGAGTTTCGCACCAGTATTAGGTATTGACGTAACATCAGTCAGTGATACGGCTGAATTTAGGTTAGGTCAGCATGGAGCGGTGATTGGTTCACCAACTAAACTCTATAAGTATGTACAGTATGATACAGGCTCTGTAGGAACAGCAGCCGTAGCAGGTGAAGCTTGCTATTATTATACTTTGGATGGCTACAAAAATAATCAGGTAACATCTGATTTGTCAGATTCAGTCGAGATTGGAGCTGGCATCTTGCAAGCTGTAATGACCGATGGACAGTTCGGATGGGTTCAGATTAAAGGGCCTGCCACAATGACGATAGCTCTTAGTGCGGGGGCCGATGGTGACCCTCTCACAGCTACGGGGGCAGCGGATGGGACGTTGGACGTTTCAGCGGATGTAACGGATATCGTGGTGGCAATCGCAGGCGATGCCTCAGATAAAGAAATCATCTGTGATTTTCCTTTTTAGCATACTTTAAACAACTAGGGGCAGGGCAACTTGCCCCTTTTTAACCTTATGGGGGAACTATGAAAGTACAGTTTTATAAAAAGATGTTTAATGGTGAGATGAGAGATTTTGCCAGAATACCAGTAACAGATACAAAAGATATTTTAGAGACACCTGTAAGAGCAACAGATGTACAACGCTTCCCAAAAGAGTGGGCAGAATACAAGAAAAATGAAAACAAAAAAATCACTGGTACTTTACTTAATAATTTACCAGGCATTTCAGAGGATAAGAAAATTGAGCTTGAACTTAAAGGTATTCAGACAATCGAGCAGTTGGATAAGGCAAAAAGTGCAATCTTGCAAAGCATGGGTGATGTCTATGTTTCACTCCAAAAAATTGCACAACTTCATGTCAAAGCCAACACCAAAAGCAGCACCAAGAAAATACAAGAAAAGAAAGACAAGTAAAAAATGACATTACTATCAATCTGTCAGAATGTTGCTGATTTCACAGGCTTTGAAAGACCAGTAACAGTTATTGACAATACAGACCCTATAGCAAGGCAGTTACTAGCACTTGCACAGAGAGAAGGTAAGCAGTTGATGCGTGTATCTGATTGGGCAGTGTTAAAGAAAGAGCATACATTTTCCACATCAAACGGCACAGCAGCCTATGCCCTGCCAAGTGACTTTGACAGATTGGTTTTAGAAACATCATACAACAGATCAGACAATGATATTATGACAGGGCCAATAAGCAGTTCTGAATATCAGCTAGTTAATCATGGCACTGCCTCACAAGGCACAACAGAAAAGTTTAGATTAAAAGCAGCATCAGGTGCATTAAAGTTTGAGATAGACCCAACACCTTCATCAACCCAGACTATAGGCTTTGAATATGTATCAACACAGTTCTGTCAGTCATCTGGTGGGAGTGGGCAAGCTGCGTGGGCAGCAGATACAGATGTGGGCATACTTGATGAATCAACAATGGAAATGGGCATAACCTGGCGTTTCAAGGCTGCTCATGGATTAGATTATGCAGAGGATTACAGGCAATACCAGTTAGAGGTTCGACAGGCTGTTGCTCGTAATGGCTCTGCACCAGTTCTGCAAATGGATGATGCAAGACGTTTGATTGTATCACCATACTCTTACAACTTAAATGATGGCAACTACGGCTTGAGTTAATGTTACAACCTTTAAGAACAGCAAGCAGATATAAAGTAAAATCAGCATCTGTACCTGCACCTTTTGGAGGTTTAAACAGTCGTGACTCTGTTGATCTTATGAAGCCGACAGATGCGATTGTTATGAACAACTTTTTCCCAACTGTGGAAAAGATTACATTGAGAGAAGGCTATACAAGTTTTTGTACAGGTATTGGTTCTGGTGATGTAGAAACATTGGTTGAGCATAATGCAGGTAGTAACAGACAATTACTGGCTGTTGGTGCAGATGGTGTTCTGTATCAGATAGATACTGGAAGTGCAGTCAGCAAGAAAACAGGTTTGTCAAATGGCAGGTTTCAGACTACTGCATTTAATGGCAAAACAATATTCGTCAATGGTGCAGAACAGTTTTCATGGGATGGCAGCAGTGCATCAGATATATCTCTGACATTATCTGACAGTTCATCTCAAGGCACAATCAAAGGTGTTCATGCACATAAGAACAGAATTTATTATTTTAGAGGTACAGATCAGAAGTTTTATTATTCAGCAACAGTAGACACATTTGCAGGTAACTTTACAGTCTTTGATTTATCTGTAGTAGCTGACAAAGGTGGTAACATTGTATCTATGGGTACAGTAACCATAGATGGCGGTGAGGGTGTTGATGACCTATTGGCGATCATACTGGCATCAGGTCAGGTGCTTATATATAGTGGATCAAACCCTAGTAGCGGTTTTAGTCTGATTGGTACATTCAGAATTGCAGAACCAATCAATGAGCCAAGATGTATAGCAAAGTTTGGTGGTGATATAGCTGTATCAACCAAAGAGGGTTACATAGCATTATCACAGGTTATCAAAAACGATATCATAGGACAAAGAGCGGCAGCCTTATCAGAAAAGATCAGAGGTACAGTGATTGCTCAGGTAGCATCAACAGGAACAACGACAGGGTGGCAGACATTTGTTTCTCCTGATGGCACAAAGATATTTTTTAATTATCCAACAGGTGATGGTACTGATCCATATAATCAGCACGTTTTTAACCCTATCATAAATGCCTGGTGTAACTTTGAAGCCATACCTGCAAGAGTGTGGGGGCAATACAATGGTGATACTTATTTTGGCGGTGCATCTGGTGTAGTCTTTAAAGTAGGTGGTACGGCTGATGTAGATGCTGCTATTACAGGAGATGTTGCCACAGCATTTAATTACTTTGGTGACAGAGCATCAATCAAACGATTTACTTCTGTTGCACCAATGTTAGAGGCTAGTACAACAGTCAGTTTTGATTTTGGTATTGCAGTTGATCAAGAGCCTGTAGCAGCACTCAATTTAAGTACAACAAGTTTTGCATCTGAGTTAGCTACATGGGATGTAGCCACATGGGATGATTTCTACTGGGCAGATACCGCAGGTGCAGGAATAACACAAAGAAGAAAATCAACAAGTAAATTAGGAAGGAGTGCAGCTTTGAGAATAAAGGTTGCCACAAGTACACAATCAGTCAGCTTTATTGCTGCTAACTTTACATACACACCAGGAGGGCCATTCTAATGCCATACAGTTCAGGTACATTTTCAAGAGTGCATGACTTTACGACAGACAGAGATGCAGGGATAAAAATTCAGGCAAGTCGTATGGATGCAGAGATGGATGGTATAGCTACAGGCTTATCAACAGCCATATTAAAAGATGGTACACAAACAACCACAGCCGTAGTACCTTTTGCTTTTGGCATATCTATTGTTGACAACAAAGCCATTACTCTTGGCACAAACTCCGATATTACAATCCAATATGATGAAACCACAAATGACAGTCTTGAGATTGCTGCGGCAGTTGAGGGTGCAGCATTAGGTATTGTTCTAAAATCTGATCAAGGCGATGACAATGCAGATCAACACAAACTGAGTATTGCAGATGGTGGTACGCTTACATTAGCAAGCAAAATATCAGGCAGTTTTGTAACTTACCTTACACATACACCAAACTCTACAGTTGCAAGTTCTACACTAGCAGTTGCAGGTAATTTAACTGTTGGTGGTAATTTAACATTAGGCTCTGGTGCAGAATTATCAGAAGCAGAATTAGAGATGCTTGATGGCATTACAGCAGGTACTGTTGCCGCTAGTAAAGCAGTTGTTGTAGATGCTAATAAGGACATTGCATCATTTAGAAATATAACACTTACTGGCGAACTTGATGCAGGTAGCCTGGATGTATCTGGTGATGCAGATATAGACGGCACTCTTGAAGCTGATGCGATAACAGTTGGTGGTACAGCACTAAATACAGTTATTGCAGGAGTTACAGTTACAAATGCTACAAACTCTGCTCATGTTTTGGTTACTGACAATGAAAGTACCAATGAAGAAAATCTGATTACTTTTGTCGAAGGTGCTACTGATAGCACAGGTAATGTTGGCTTGGAAATGGATGGTAATCTTTCTTATAATCCAAGCACAGGTACAGTAACGGCCACAGTATTTAAAGGCAATATAGATGCTGTAGATGGAGATTTTGATGGTACTTTAGAAGCGGATGCCATGACATTGAATGGTAGTGCAATAACAACCACAGCAACATTATCAACAGGTATTTCAAATGGTAATGTTCTGGTTGCAACAAGTGGTATTGCAGATAATGATTTTTTAAGAGTAGATGGTACAAGCATTGAAGGCAGATCAGCTAGTGAGGTTTTATCTGATATAAGTGCTGCACCTGCCGCAGGTGATTCAAATATAGTAACTACAGGTGCATTAGATAGTGGATCAATTACAAGCGGTTTCGGTGCAATCAATAATGGCTCAAGTAACATCACAACAACTGGTGTTGGTACATTTGCATCGTTAGATATATCTGGTGACATAGATGTAGATGGCACAGCTAATCTAGATGTTGTGGATATAGATGGTGCTGTTGACATGGCTAGTACATTAACTGTTGGTGGTAACACAACTATTAGTTTAGGAAATCCAACATTGTTTTTAGCTTCAACAGGTGATGGTGGTGAATGTTCAATAGGTTTTAAAGATGATGATGGAAATATAGATGGTAAGATAGCCTACAGAACTGACTATGCTAGTAATGTAGATAACTATATGTCGTTTCTTGTTAGTGGCACTGAACATATTAGACTTTCTTCAGCAGGTTGTTTAATGTTAGGATTTGCTGATTCAGGGCGAACAGAACCTGCTTTTGCTAACAGAGCATTTGAAGCCTATAGTAATGATAATAATTTATATATGGCTTTACTTCATAATAAAACTTCTGGTTCTCTACCTCATGGAATGTTTATTACTTATGACCAATCACCTGATGACCAAAATGCACAATTTTTACAATGTGTTGATGGCACAACTACAAGATTTCAAGTTTTTAATGATGGTGACGTAAGAAATCACGACAACTCTTATGGTCAAACTTCAGATGAAAGAATTAAATCTAATATTAAAGATGCTAATTCACAATGGGATGATATAAAAGCCATACAAGTTAGAAACTTTGAAAGAAAAGATGATATTGCTCAACATGGTGAAGGGAATAAAATTCAAATAGGTGTTGTTGCTCAAGAGATAGAAAAAGTAAGTCCTAAATTAGTAAGAGAAACTAATCCTACTAAAGATGATATAAAAATTAATTCTGAATTTGGAACGCTTTATGAAGAGGGTGACACATTACCAGAAAATACTGCTATTGGAGATGTAAAAGAAGTTAAATCTAAAGTAAAAGGTGTTAGTTATTCTGTTCTTTATATGAAAGCAATTAAAGCCTTACAAGAAGCAATGACACGAATAGAAACATTAGAAGCTAAAGTAAAGACATTGGAGGAAGCGTAGATGAGCAAAATAACAATAGATAATGATGAATATAAACTTGATGATTTGTCAGATAAAGCTAGATCATACGCTGAACATTGCCACGACTTACAAAGAAAAATTGTCAATGCACAGAAAGATTTAGAGCAGTTAGTTACAGCAAAGAATACATATTATAATGCCCTTAAACAGGAATTGGAAGCACCACAAGCGGCTGAGTAATGGCAAGAAAGTCTGTGCAAACTGTTGATAGTGATTTGAAGTCACATGAAAGAGAATGTGAGGTACGCTATCAGTCTATTCTGTCACAGCTTGAAAAAATGGATAAACGAATTTTTAGAATGGAAGGGCTTATATTAGCAAGCACAGTTAAGATCTTTGGCAGTGCTGCAAGTTTGTTCGCAATACTTCTAAATTAATTAGAAAGGTGAACAAATGCTTGTCGAATTGGCGGCTATTAATGCAGCTATTGGTACAATTAAAACAACCATAGCACATGGGCATGATCTATCAAAAGCAGCAAGTTCTATTGCAAAGTTTGTAACTGCTGAAGAGGACATCAGGGAAAGAGCAAACGCAAAAAAGAATAGTATGTTCAGTAAGTTACTGGGCAAAGATACTGCTGACTTTGAAGAGTTTATGCACCTTGAAGAAATCGCACAGAAGAAAGAAGAGTTGCGTGAAATACTACAGCTATATGGCAGACCTGGTATGTACAATGATTGGGTCAAGTATCAGTCAGAGGCTAGAAAAAAAAGACAGGAAGCTAAAGAAGAACAGAAGAAAGCCTTTGAACGTCTTATACGCAATATAATGATTTCAATATTAGTTATTGTAATTGTTGGAGGTTTGTTGGTTGTAGCATGGTTTGCTTACTTTTTAAAAGGACAGCAATGATACAATTATTATTAAACAGAGATGACTATGTATCTGCATGGGTACAGTCTAAGCTTAAAGATTTTTATTTTAGAGATTGTAAAGCTATAGGAGTTATTAAAAATCAAAAGCTTATAGCAGCCGTTGTATATTCTAATTTAAGAGATGGACAGATAGAAGCAACGATTGTTATTGAGGATAAAAACTGGGCTAATAAATCAATATTGTATGCCTTGTTTGCTTACCCTTTTAAACAATGTAACTGCCATAGAATACTCGTGACAGTTAGGGATAATAACAAGAAATCCATAAAGTTAGCCAAGAAACTTGGTTTTAAACATGAAGGGAAACTGAGACAGATGTTTCCACCACATGATGCCGTATTACTTGGTATGTTAAGAAGTGAATGTAAATGGTTGAATATAAAGGAAAAACAAAATGAGCAAGAGTCGTCCGCAAGCCCCACCAGTACCTGATCCAAGCCAGTTAATTGCAGCCGATGCCGCTGCTAACAGGATAACACAGTTTACACCATATGGTAATCTGCTCTTTGGCAGTGTAGGAGATCAAGGACAGTTTGTGCAAGGTGCAGTACCTGAAGATGGAATGGCTGCTGCATTTACACAGGAGACACCTTTTCAAAATCAGTTAAGATCACAACAGGAAGCACTGGGTTTGGGATTGGCTACAGAAGCAGGGCAACAGTTTGATCAGTTAGCTGCACAGACACCATTTGATTTTACACAAGGTTTGCCACAATTTCAGTTTCAAGATGCAACTAATCTTCCTGCATTTCAATCACAGTTGCCAGGTGCAGGAACTGGCCCTACATCATTAAATGTTCCTAATAATCTACCAACACTGCCAACAGACTTTGAAGATACTAGACGGCAGGTAACGCAATCTGTTTTTGACAGACAGTTGGGATTATTACAGCCTGAGTTTACAAGACAAAGAGATCAGCTAGAACAGAACCTTGCTGATAGAGGTTTGCCGATTGGTGGTGAAGCTTATAACTCTGCAATAGACAGATTAGAAAGACAACAGGGAGAGCAGCAACAGAGGTTGGCACAACAGGCAGATGTTGCAGGTGGGCAGGAAGCTTCAAGGCTTTTTGGTCAGGCATCACAAGCTAGAGGTCAGTTATTTAGAGAAGCGGCAGCACAAGGTGAGTTTGGTCTTGCAGGACAACAACAGGCATTTGGTCAACAAGCCGCAAATGTTGCACAACAGAACGCAGCAAGACAGCAACAGATAGCTGATCAGTTAAGAGCTAATGAACTTAGCAACATGGCAAGACAGGCACAGCTTAATGAACGTATTGGATTGAGAGGTCAGGGTTTCAATGAACTAGCAGCCTTGTTAGGTGGCCCACAAATACAAAGGCCGACTTTCTTTGCCCCAAGTGCAGTCAATACATTAGGTGCAAATCAGTTGGCTCAGAGTGCAGCTATGAACGCTTATAATCAGCAAATGGCTAATAGATCATCAGGTTTAGGTGGGTTATTTGATCTGGCAGGATCACTCGGTTCTGCATACATTTTAAGTTGAGGTAAAGAATGACAACAGCATTAACATTTGACCAACAAAACAATCCACAATTTAATTTAGGGTTACGCACAAATACAGGCCCTGCTCAGAGAAGTGGTATGGCTAATTTATTGACTGCAATACAAAATGCAAATCAGATGAACCCTGTCGTTAACATTCAACCATTAGCACAGCCTATGCAACAACCTCAACAGCAAATGGCACAAGGGCAAGGGCCATCATTTCAGTTTCAAGACCTCAATCGTGCTTTTCAGCTAGACCCAAGAAATACACTTGCTAATACCTTAATGCAACAAGGTGCTAGGGGAACTCCTATAAGAACACCATTAGAGGGTATAGGACGGCTTTCTCAGTCTTTGGTAGGTGCAATGCTACAGAAGAGGGCATTAGATAGATTAGAAGGACAGGAGACTGCAAAACAAGAACAACAAACACAAAACTTACAAAACCTAATTGGGCAGTTTAGTCCAGAAATGCAACCATCTATAGCAGCACTAGCACCAAGTTTAGGTGATAATGCGTCAAGTGTTTTAGCACAGTCATTAATGGGTCAAATGTTTCAAGAGCCTGATCCAGTTACAACATCAGAATTAGTGACAGAAAATGTTGGTGGCAATACATTTGCATTTGTAAAAGAAACAACTAACGGCAGTACAAATATATCAAATCTTCAAACTATAGAGAAAGAAGATGGTGAAAAAACTTTTACAACAGCGGCTATATTAAATTATGATCAAACAAAGGATTTAGTTACACAGAATCCTGGACTAATGACAGTTGATTCTTTAAATTTAGGTAGTTCTTACAGTGTAGAATTGAATGAAGATCAATCAATCAAAAAAATAACTGAAGTTAAACCTGAAAAAGTAAAAGTAAATCAACCTGTTACAGACTTAGGTAAATTAGAATCTGACCTTACAAAAGGGTTGATTACAAAAGAAGATTATGACACTAAAAAAGCAATTATATTAGGCGGTTTATCTGAAAAAGATAAGTTTGCTTCTGAAAATACAATATCAAAAAGATTTCAAGATAATCTTCAAATCAAAAATTTAAGCAACATAATTCCTATAGTAAGAGCCGCTATAGCAACAGCAAACGTTGATACAATGGCTGCTGACCTTGATCTTGTTTTTGCAGTTGGTAAAGCATTTGATCCAACATCTGTTGTTAGAGGTAGTGAGCAGGTAACAATACAAAAAGCAGCATCACTTCCTGAACAATTTAAAGGAATCATAAGGTATGTAAATGGTAAGGGTAGATTAACGCCTGTACAAAAAGCTGATCTAATTAATCAGGTGATAAGTAGGTACAAAGTACATTTAGATAGCGGAATAAATTATTTTGAGGGTGAAAAATCAATTTTAAAAACTAGAGAATTAAATGAAAAGGTTTTGATAATGCCATCTCTTATTGATCCAAGAGAAATAAATGCAATTAAAAATATTAGTGCTGATGGTCAAGTTGTGCCTTTTCAAATTACTGTAAATTATCCATCAGTAAGCGGTAATGATGACTCTGCTTATCAAGAACTTCCATCAGGTTCACTTTATTTTGGCCCTGATGGTCAGCTTAGAAGGAAAAAATAATGGGAATAGAAGAAGATGAAATTGTAAACATTGATGATAATACATCGCAATCTATGCAAGCAGATCAAGTAATAAACCCATCTATACTAGCACCACAAGAGCAACAACCAAGTATTTTTGGTTCATTTAACCAAAGCATACTCAATACAATATTAGGAGCAAATCAATCTGTAAATCCGATTGTAAGAGACAGGCAAGGTAATCTTCTTTATAACTACGCAAGCCCTGCACAGCAAATGACTTTTGCAAGAACAGGCATAGCACCAGAGGGAACAGCAGCATTAATTGATCCAGGCACAGGAAATGTTGAACTATTTTTGGTTGACCCATCAATGAAAGAGGCTGCATTTGGTGCAGGAAGAATAATCAGTCAAGGTTTTCAGTCTCCTATACAAACAGGGCCTGGAATGACAAGTGTTGCACAAGCTGCTAAAAGTCAAAACATACAACCACCTGCTTCAGTTTTAAATCAGAGTAAAGCCTTACAAGTGGCTGAAGGTACTTTGAGTATGATACCAACTGGTTATTCTTTTATAAAAAAATCTTATGATAATTTTACAACAGGTTTTCACAACGCACTGTTAAATTTGACAGATAAATTAGGTGGTTCACCTAGTGTAAATGAACTAGGAAGAAACCTTAAAAACTCAGTACAAAATTTTGCAAGCAGTCAAGATGCTATAAATGCTCTACCAGAAAACTTGAGAATTACACAAGTACCTGTCAGAAATGTTGGTTTTAAGGCAAAATCATCTGCTCTTTACAATGCACTTGATGACAAAGTGCCACCAATAACAGTTGTCAGTCTTGATGAAACTCGTAATGTTTTGAATAATGTTGGTAATAAAATCACAACAAATCCTAATTTAGCAAAAGTATTATCTCCTGCTGAATTTGAAAGTTATAACAAAGCATTAAGTAGTAATAATTTCAAAATGACTTATGGAGAGTTACAGACATTTAGAACTATTTTAGGGGATAAAATATCTGATGCAACATTGTTTACTAATACAACGCAAAAAGATTTAAGAAAGTTATATAGTGCTTTGACAAAAGATATGAAAAAAGCTGCACAGGCAAATGGTGCTTTAAAAGAGTGGCAAAGAGCCAATAATTTTTTCAATGCAGGAGTAACAAGATTAGATGGTTTTCTAAAAAGATTCAATGACCCAGATTTTAAGGCTGCACCAGAAAGAATTGTCGCAATGCTTGAAAGTAGTGCAAAAGCTAAAGGTGGTAATTTAGCGATGTTAAACGCAGCAAGAAGAAGTGTCCCTGATGATGTATGGAGTTTAGTATCAATAAATGCTTTACAAAGACTTGGATCAAAAACTCAAGGTGGTGAGTTTAGTATTAAGAAGTTTTTATCTGATTATAGAAATCTCAGTCCTGGTGCAAAAGATATTTTATTTAAGGGTACAGGTAACACAGAATTAAGTAAATCAATAGATGAACTTGCTGAAATAGCTTTAGCATTTGAAAAATCTGGCACAGACGTTGTTGAAGGTTCTAGAACTGCATTAGGTGCTGCTGTTTTGTTTGGAACAGGTGAGACAATCATGCGTGGTGATATTCCTATTGGTACGTTAGCATTAGGTGCAACAACAGCAGGAACTGCAAAACTTATGACATTTAGACCATTTGTGAATTGGTTAGCTACAACATCAAAAACAAATGATTTAGTTGGTAGTCTGTCAAAGCTTAACACTATGGCCAGAGCATATCCTTATTTAGCACCAGAGATAAAAGAATACGCAACAGCACTAGCAAAGATGTCAGGTGCAGAACCTGTATTAGAACCAGGTCAAATTATCTCATAGGCAATAATTATGGACATGGAAAAACTAAGACAACAACTCATCATTGATGAGGGTGTAAAGTATGAGGTATATTTGGATCATCTTTCCCTAAAAACTTGTGGAATCGGACATTATATACGCCAAGATGAACCAGAGTTTGATTTAGAAGTTGGCACACAAATAACAGAAGATAGATGCACAGAACTGTTTGAAGAAGATATCAAGTCAGTCATTAAGGACTGTAAAAAGGTCTTTGAAGATTGGGATGATATGGATGAAGAAGTTAAACAAGTAATGGCAAACATGATGTTTAACTTAGGACTGCCAAGATTTAGCAAGTTTAGAAAAATGATTAACAATATTGTTAACAAGAATTTTACAAAAGCCGCAGAGGAACTTCGTGATTCCAGATACTATCGGCAGGTCACTAACAGAGCCGAAAGGTTGGCAAAAAGATTGGAAGCAATGGCGTGACCCAAAAAAAGTTACAGAAAAAATCTGTGTTCAATGAATATGATGAAGATGGTGATGGCGTAGTATCTGATGAAGAACTGTCTCATGTAAAAGAAATAAAAGAGACAGAGTCAAAACTTAGAAAGCAAATAGCACAACTTAGAATGGCTAGATACACACTCATAGGCATGGGTGTATTCACTGCTGCAATGTTTTTTATGCCAGTAGAAAAGATTAACGCATTATCTGATATCAGCAACTTACTCTATATATCTGGTGCAGGTATCGTTGGCACTTACATGGGTACAACAGCCTGGATGGCTAGGAAATAGTGACATGGGTGTTATTAGTGTTTTTATCTGGAACGCTACAGGAGGATATGTATTATTTCTCTGATTTGGATACGTGCCTTAGAATTGCACAAAAAATTAAGTCACAAAACTATGACTTATCACTCAGTGGGGATAGCCGAATATGGGTCAAGGCTTATTGCATCCCAAAATCTGTTTCTAAGAAAGATAAGTGACAGAGTTAGAAGAAAAAGTATTGATGCTGAAGATGCGGCTCAAAAAATACAGAAAAGATTTTGATCACATTCTTAAGCAGTCAGACTTAGATAAAGCCATACTGGTTTTAGATGATAACCCACATTTACTAAGGACAAACAATGGCAGTCAAAAAGAAAAGGAAGTTCGCAAAAGTACCTAAGACAAAAGGTGGCGTACCCAAAAAATATGTGCGTGGTGCTAAAAACCCAAAGGCTAGAGAAAAAGAAATAAAAAGAACAGCTAGACTTTACAGAGAAGGTAAACTGACACCTGCCATGATGGATCGTATCTCAAAGAGAAGGAGTAGAGGCTGATGGCAACAAAAGCAACAAAGAAGAAAAGTGGTGGTAAATATTCATCAATACCTGGTGCAGGAAGGTTTGCTAAATCTACACTTGATAAAGTTTATAAGCGTGGACTCGGTGCATACTTTTCATCAGGCAGCAGACCAAAGGTATCACAACATCAATGGGCTATGGGCAGAGTCAAAAGCTTTGTAAGTGGTAAAGGTGGTGCAAGAAAAGCTGATGCAGATTTACTAGGCAAAAAGAAAAAGAAAAAGACATGAGTATTATAGGAACATTAGTTGGCCCAGTTACAGGCTTGCTTGATAAATTTATTGAAGATAAAGACCAGAAGGCAAAGCTTGCACATGAGTTGGCTACGATGGCTGACAGACACGCTCAGGAAGCTTTACTAGCACAACTAGCTATCAACAAAGAAGAAGCAAAGGGCAACTGGTTTCAATCATCTTGGAGGCCATTGATTGGTTGGATATGTGGTTTGTCTTTAGCAATTAACTATATGATTAGTCCTATCTGTGCAGGTTTTGGAATAACGATACCACAAGCTGATATGACAGTAATGATGCCATTATTATTGGGTATGTTAGGTATTGGCGGCTTAAGAAGTTTTGATAAGTACCACAACAAAGATACAAAGAAATGAGAAAGCGTATAAAACTCACTTCAAAGCACAAATCGCCCTCAGGAGGTTTGAATGAGGCAGGAAGGCGTTTTGCAAGATCGCAAGGGTCTAACCTCAAAAGACCTATTAAGAGCGGTGACAGCCCTCGCAGAGCAAGTTTTTTAGCGAGGATGGGTGGAAGTCGTGGCCCTGATTACAAAGATGGCAAACCTACCAGGAAATTACTGGCACTCCGCAAATGGGGAGCTAGTTCATCTGCTGATGCAAGAGCAAAGGCAAAGAAAATCTCAGAGAGAAACAAAAAAAAGAAGGAGAAGAAAGCATGAAGGGCATGAACTATGGCGGCATGAAGAAAAAGAAAAATGGTAAGAAGATGATGAATAAGAAAACCATGATCAAGAAAAAGATGAAAAAGAAGTAATGAAAAAAGCTTTGACCAAAAGACAGCAGAGTGCCTTGAAGCGGCACTCTGTACATCATACCTCTAAACACATGACAGAGATGCGTAAGCTGATGAGGGCAGGTAAAACATTTACACAGGCTCATAAGGCCGCAATGAAGAAAGTGGGTAAATAATGCCTTTTAGTAAGTATTCACCAAAACAAAAAAAGCTTGCAAGGGTAGCACCACCCAGAACCAAAATCACAGGTGCAGATTTTAAAAACCTTAAAAAGAAGAAGAAAAAGAAATAGCTTGATTGTGTGGACTCCACACATTATTGTAAACGTACTGTAACAACATTGTAAGTGTTTTTGTGGACGTTGTGTGGAGTAAAATTAATAATAATAAGCTAAGTAACTGTAATTATTTAATAAATAATTTAGAGGTTACAAGTTCAAATCTGGTCACCCCGACCAAATCACCTAATTTTCAAACCCCATGTTTTCTGCCATTTTTTAAGGCACAGCAAGGGATTGAAACATATCTAACAGATTATTTTACCAAACCATTACAATACCTTTCTAAGACATTTACAACAGTTTTACAGTAAAAATGTGTGGACTATGTGTGGACTAGGGTCACCAGTTTTTTACTGATACCCCCATTGACATACTAGGCGTTTACGCCTATATATTAATTATTAACGCAAATATTGGAGAATGACGATGACACCAACACAAGCAATTAAAGAGATTGATACTGTTATTGAGCAGATCATTTCTAAAACAGAAAAGGACAAAGCTGAGAAGCTTAAAAAAGCCTATGAGATAGTAAAGCAAGACTATCAGGATAAAATCAACCTATCTGTTATCAGAACAGATCACAGCCTTTATATGTAGGAGAATGACATGGATATTGAAGTAAAATATCAAAAAGCAAAAAAATTATATTATGCCAGAGTGGCAGATGGCAGTCGATATGGTAGACAGGTCTATGGTGCTACTCCTGAAATAATAAAAGAGAAGTTACAAAAATTTTGGAAACCACCAACAAAACAAAACAGAGATGGAATGACCATAGGTGAGGTATTGTCAGGTTTTATTCTGCATATGGAAAAGAGAACTTTAGGCAAGGTTGATGGACAAAAAAGAATTAGGCTGCAAAGTTATGAGAATTACAAATCTTATGACAAAGCTTTGGTTGCACTTACTGTTTTATCTAAGCCTTTAGGTGATTACAAAATACAGCAGGTAGATAAAAGCTTTCTTAATGAAATACTAAATGCACTTGAACAGAAGTATAATACTCACAGTGCAAAACATAAGCATGAGTTATTCAGCTATTTTAAAAGTGCAATGCTGTGGTTACATAAACAAGACAGAGAACTGTATCCACTTGTTGATCTCAGAGAGATTGTTGTAAAGCTAGATAAGAAAGAAGCTTTTGTTCCTAAAAGACTCGATGCACAGTTAGTCTTAAGAACCATTGACCAAGTATGTATGGAAAAATATGCTATCTTTGCTCATTTATGTGCTAATGGTCTTAGGGCATCTGAGGCTAATGGTTTGAAGCCATCTGACTTTGATCCTACTAATAAGACAGTTCATGTTCAAAGAATTGTAGACAGGTCAAGAAATGTCATTGCTATTGAAACTGGATATGAGATGCCGACAAAGACTAAATCATCTAACAGAAAAGTACCACTAGGATCAGAACTGGCTAATAGAATTAGAAAATTTATTATGTCAAATCCTCATTTAGAATGGTTGTTTCAATCAGATCAGAGATACGATGGCAGACCTATCAAGCAACAGAACCTGACAAAAAGTGGTTTGCACAAGGCTCTTAAGTATCTTAAATCCAAAGGGCAGAATGTAGAGTGGAAAGGTGCAATGCATGGACTTAGACACTACTACGGCTCTTTGTTATTGGCTGAAGCTGCCAAGCTAGGAAGAAACCCAACATGGGTACAGAAGAGGCTAGGGCATAGCAACCTGCAAACAACTCTTGGCATCTATTCACATGACATTGATGAAGATAACCAAGAGTTAAATAATGAGGTTGAAAGACGTCTAAACGGCTAACTCTTTTTGTACCATCATATTATCCCACTGTAAGGGCGATTGAATAGAATCGATTGCCCTTGCCATCTTTTCAGGGTCTTTATCCTTATCCTTATAATTTCTAGCAACATTAACACTATCAGCTGATGCAAAAGGCCATCTCTTACCTGCCATATTAAGACCTCTCAGCATATGAATATATGGCACTTGTCCATTCTTTGCGATGCTGTTAAAAGCCAGGTCACATCTCTGTTCCCACTCATAAGAACCCACTTGCCAGTATTTACCTGATGAACCAAAACAAATCTTGGGATACTCAGAGTCAATGAGTTTATGTAAGTATTTTATAGAACTGCCCATGTGCCAAACCACAGCTGATAATTCTTTTCTCATAGGCCAATCTTTAATCATCTGGTAATTATCATCATCAGTGCCGTCAATAACGTCAGGTATGATTGCCCAATGTGGATGCCCTAGTCTTGCCTCTAGCCAGGTGCAATAACCTTTGACATCTAATTTGTTCA